GCGGTGGTAGCGGCGGGTGAAGGCCAGCGCCAGCGCATCCTCCGTGCCCCACACCGACTCGTCACTGCTGACCACCGGTTCCGCATCTTCAGCCAAGGCGTGAATCTGCATGCGTGGGCCATGCACGAGAAAGGACGCGACATCAAAGCCTTCGGCAATGGCGTCGGCCGCATCCCAACCTTCAGCAGCTTCCTGGGGCGGATACAGGATGTGGCAGGACCTGGCACCGGCGTCCAACACCGCTTGCGCAGCATTGGCCGCATACTCCCAGCCCGGCTTGTCGCGGTCGGGCCAGATCAACACGGCCTTGCCTTTCAGGGGCGTCCAGTCGGTCTTGTCGACCGGGGCATTGGCGCCATGCATGGCCGTGGTGGCGGTAACGCCAGCGCTGATCAGCGCTTGTGCGCATTTCTCGCCCTCAACGAGGACGACTTGGGCTGCATCCTTCATCCCCGGCTGGTTGTACAGCGGCCTGGGGTCGGGAGGCGCCATCTTGCGTCGCTTGACGTCCCATGGCCGGAATTCCTTCTTCCCACCAGGCGGGTCGTAGCGGTAGACGATGGCAATCAGTTGGCCCGCTGCATCGAAGTAGTCCCACTTGGCTGTGGCCGGGCCCAGATCGTCGACCGGAACCTCTTTCTTCTTGGACTTGCGCGACGTGGTAACAGGAGCCTGGCCAAGCAGGTCAGCAGCGTGTTGCATCACGCGGGGGAAATCTGTGTGTGCATCGACACTCAGATACGCAGCGATCAGATCGAAGATGTCACCACCGTCCCCTGTAGCACGATCGGTCCATAAACCGGCCTTCTCACCATCGAGAACGACCTCCAGACTATCGCCGGGGCTGCCCAGCACATCGCCGATGAGAAATTTGCCCTTGCGATTTTTGCCAGCCGGGAATAGCGTTGGCAGGATGGAATCCAGTCGTGCAACGAGGTCAGTGCGCAAGGATTCACGAGTCACACCAGGATTGGATGGCAATTCGGCAGGGGCGTCATTGAAGTCAAGCATGCGACTTGCCTCCTTGCTGCTCCAGCCAATCGATCAACTCCTGGAGCTTGAAGCGCACCAGCTTGCCCACGCGGTAATGCGGCACGCGCAGGCGGTTGCGCTCACTGGGGTGGGTCAGCAGGTACGTGGGGATGTTCAGACAATGCGCTGCTTCGCGCGCATCGACCAGACGCTCACCCAAGACGTCTTGCATGGTGGGAATCTTCATGTGGGGCTCCTCCAGCACCGGTCCTGCCATGGGCACATCCGGCACTCGAAATGGGTGGATTCATGGAATGCGCGGGGCAGCATCTCCCCGGCATCGGTGGCGGTGATCACCTTGACAGCGCGATCGGACATGCGCTGCGCCAGCACCGCATCAAAGGGCACGAGTTCGGTGTAAATCTTCATGGTGTCGGCGTTGATCGCCGTGAAGAGCGCCGGGTGCTCGTGCAACTCCAGGTAAGCTTGATAGAGCACCACCTGGGCGTGGTAGATCGGCTTGGCAATCGCCAGCTTGTGCTTCTCCAGCTCGCGCCAGGATTTGTTGCCCAGGCACTTGCACTCCCAAAGCGCGGGGTACATAAAGCCCTCAGGCCCAGCGACGATGACTCCGTCAACATGGCCCTTGAGCCGTCCGCCTGCTGCCGAAAAACCAAACTGCTCACCATCAGCCTTGCGGGTGCGCAGATCAAACCCGGCCTCGCGCAGCCACATGACCATGCAGTCCTCCATCACGTGCCCGCGCTCGAAGATGCGCAGGATGCGCCCGGAGGTGCCACGGCCAGGATCGACTGGGGCCTTGGCGAATTCGTACTGGAGGGCTCGTTCACACGAGGCCCCCAGCCTGGATGCGCCGAGGTACTGCCGGGGCGTTTGTTTGGCGCGCTGTCGCTGCATGCCAGCGTCGAGTAACACCTCCAACTGGCCAGAGACACTCGCCGAGGAGTTGAAGTCGATCATGACTTTCCTCCCTTCTCCGGTTGCGGGTGTGACGTTTTTGCCTTCGGTTCTTCCCACGGCAAGTCGTCCTCGAGATCAGCGAACGGGTTGGCCAACGGGTCTGACGTCGGTGGCATGCCACGCACCGGTGGAAACTTGGTGGCTTCATGGTGCGCCGCCATGGCGTCCGTGTAGCAGGTGACGATCGCATCAATCACACGCAAGGCTTCGGCCTCTGCGTAATCACCCAGCGGCTTGGCAAAGCCAATCTCGCCAGCCGCTTCGCCAAAAGCCTTGAGGCATTGGCGCATCGCAGCGCGTTCGACATCAGAAGCATCGATCATCTCGACCTCCTGACTGAACTTGTGCGGAGTGACCCAGTTGCCGTACATGAAGTGGAACGCGTCCACGCAGCGATGGGAACAGAACACCCAGTCGATGGGATAGCGCCGGGGGTTGCCCGTGCCATACCGGTTGTCGGTATGGCCGTACCCCCGGGCCTGTCGTGAGCAGACCCAGCATTTCATTCCCCCCTCACTGTGCCCAGGCCGGCTTGCCGGACACTGCGGGGCGCCCAATCGCTGCAGGTGAGACTGCGGGTGGGACTGCGGTTGGGACTGCGGTTGGGACTGCGGTTGGGACTGCGGTTGGGACCGTGAATGAATGTGCGGTCGGGGCTGCGGTTGGGGTCCCAGCCGCACGGTTGGGGATAAATCCCGTGCCATTCATCAAGGCTGCGTACTCGGGCTCACCCGGCTCCACCGCCATCTTGACCACGTTCTTGGCTTCTCCGCGACCGTCTTTTTCGACATCGACGCGGGCGACGAACTCCAGCCCATCGAGTTCATGAAAGCCTTGGATGCGGCGCGCGGCAGCGGCCTGAGGGGTGTTGTCGTCGGGGCGGACATTGCGGGCTGAGTTCAAAGCAGCGCGCACGAAAGTGCGACCCATGTTGCCCCAGGTCGGCCCCTTTGGACTTTGCAGGCCGATGTTGGACCACAGCTTGCGCTTGGCAAATTCACCTTCGAGCACCACGAATTCGGCTGCCAGAAAGATGCTGCCGGTCTCGAAGCTTTGGGTGGCGTAACCGCCCATCCAGCCTTGGTTGGGGTCGTCATAACCACCGGGTTTGATGGTCATTCGGACCTTGGCCACACTGCCCTTGGGGATCAGATCGAAGGATTGCTGCTGTTCAGCGTCGTTGAAATCGTTCCATGCGGACATGAGTTACTCCTGATTGAATTGAGATTGGGGTTGGGTCGGTTGGGTGGCCGTGGCGCACTTGTCGATGAGCGCGCGCAGGTTGGGCGGCTCTTGCAGATCCAGCTGGCCAGAGCGGTCCTTGGCGGGGTAGCCGTAGGGGTTGAGCGTGTGGGTGATGAAGGCGCGGTAAGTCATCGAGCTTCTCGTCGAGGATGGCGACGAACACGACATGCTTGCCACGGGCATGCTGCAGGTGTATCAGTGCAGTGAGCATTTCCTGGCCCAGCAGGCCGTAGGCCCCGCGGGTATCGGGCTTGCCGGTGCGCTCAGACATCGCCTGCGGCTGGACCTTGGCCCAGATGAGCGCCAGACGCGCCAGCACCGTGATGCTGTCGACGAAATAGGTGTCGTACTTGGCCAGTTGGGCTGGGTCACCGTAGCGCTCACACACATGGTCGAAGTGAGCCTGTGAGTACGGGGCATCAACAGGCAGCGCTGGGTTGGGGCCAGCCAGGAACACCACCAGATCACGGAACTCTGGCCAGGTCTGTGGCCGCAGGGTGTCGCCCTGCCAGTCACGCACCGCCAAATCACCAGCCTCGAGGTCGACAAACAGCGTTCGGTCCTCGGGTAATGTTTTGAGTTGGGTGGTTTTGCCGATGCCAGACTTACCCAGCAGCACCAGCTTGACGCCACTTTTTTCTGCGAGGCGGGTGGACGCGGAGATGATTGGAAGTGCCATCACACACCTCTTTCGTCACGGCTGAGCTCGAAGGTGGCCTTGCCCGCTTCGACTGTTCGTGCATCGGCAAACTGCTGCTGTAAAGCCGGTGGCCAGTTGTTGAAGCGGGATTCGGGCACCGCGAGCTTGACGTCGAGGTAACTCTCCACGGCTTCACCAGATGCCACGATGCGCTCGGCGATGGCCTTGAGTTTTTTCTGGTCCCAGGACACCTTCTTGGGCAGCTCGAATTTGACATGCAAGCCATCGACATTGAAGTGGGCGGTACCGAAGTCGCGGGCGGTGTCACGCAGGGATTCACGTCCTTGAATACCGAAGCGCTGGTCCAGGGCCAAATCCACTTTTGCGCGGGCACTCTTGAGCCAGGTGATGGCCTTGTCGATGTTGGCGTCAACCTCGCAGAGTTGCTGGGTTGGCAGGCTGGCCAGTTGGGTGATGGACATCTCGGCGATGTCGGCGGGAAAGATGGACAAATCGTTCATGACCATCTCCCTCAAGCCATCGCACGTTCAGCGGTCGACTCGTGCAGCGCGCTGTACTCGAAGTCGAGGATGGCTTCCAGGGGATAACTGACCCGCTTGGAGAGCTTGAGGTAACGGGGGCCACGACCCTCGCTGCGCCAGCGCTGCAGCGTCTTGGGGCTTACACCCCAGCGCTGGGCCAGTTCGTTTTCGTTCAGGACCCGGCGGTCGCCGGGTGCCATGGTGTTGATCGCCGGGTAGGACGACCGGGTTTGGGGGCTTGCCGTAGCTGCCATGAGACTCTCCTTTGAGGCTGTTGAGGAACAGGTGTCATTGGAGATTTCGAGTGGCGAACTTACGAGGGAGCGATTAGCGAACTGAGCGGAAACTTCCAGTTCGCCAATGCGCCACAAAATGCAAAATGGCGAGCACTTGGCTCGCCGTCTGGGGAAAATCGTTTACGTCCCAATGCTGAAATCTGTCAGGTGGATGTCTCGGTCGACCCAGTGCAGTTGCTCATTGCACAACCACAGAGCCGTCGTCTGAATTTGTACGGCGGCATGACTCAACCCCGTGTGTAAATCTAAAGTGGCCTTAACGAATTTCCTAACGGACCTAATCAAGCAACTGTGTGGTGCGCAACACAGGAGGATTGGCAGATTTCATGGTTGAATCCGCCTATGTCAAGATAGAGCGCACGCGCAGAATATGGCCTACGGCTTGAGGTGGTCTACATACGTAAGGAATGTTTATGCGAACAACAGTCAGATGGTTTTCGATTGCAGCCTTGACGGTGCTTTTTGTGTTTTCAGGGTCTCTGGCTGCTCAGGACATCCAGCGTGGATACAAAAATTACCAAGACATAATTAACGGCAAGAAAAAATTAGAACAGTTATCACGCCAGGAACAACAAGAGGTTCTACTAGTACATAGGCGCCTTCAGGCGACCTCCAGCGGAGATAAATCTCCCGAGTGTCGAGACGCAATTTCTCGGGCCGAAAGTTCCGCATCCGAGTTGGCAAACTACGCTAGGCGTTTGCGAAATTGTGCGGAAGCTCAAGACTATTCAGACGATTGCAGTACCGAGTTTCGGCGTACTCGAAATGCGCACAGCGATTACGAGTCTGCAGTTTCATCGGTTGGCAGCTACTGCCGATAGATTGGCCTGCTTAATGTGCCGTCTCCAGCCGATCCCTTACAGCGAGCGTTGAGCATCCGTTTTTACTACCCCTCACCGACCATTCTTGGCTGTTTGCTGCCAACTGGCTTGAAGCAACTGGGTTCCGGTGACGTCTATCAAACCAAAAACCCGAGCAGCCTCCGCTGCTCCTCCCAGTCGCGTGGCAATGGGTTATGACGACCTCGCAGCGTCTGCAGGTTGAGGTGCCGAGGTTGCTGGCCATCGAGAACAGCTTCGATGATGTCCGGCGCCAGCGTGGTCATGCGCAGCACCTCGGCCACCCATCCATGCTCGACCTTCATCGACATGGACAGGTCCCGGATGGTGGCGAACTTGCCCTCATCGAGCAGCTTCTGCCAGTAGAAGGCTTTGCCCAAGGTGCGGATCATGGCGATGTCCTCACCACCCGTTCCAAGGACGGACTGTTCACCCGGCGGTGGCGTCATGACCTTGCGGTTTTGCTTGCGCCGGATAGTGAGCGGCACCATCGTTACGCGTTGCTCACCGGTGACATAGTTGCGGGCGTCCTGGCCAATCTCGATGCGCACGGTACGCAGCTTGGGGTTGTCCGGATGGGTGCCAGGGGTGCCAATCGATTTCATGCGTAGATCTCCTCTGCAGGACTTCTCGATTCATTCACCAGTGGATGACTGCCAATGTCTTCACCCAACCCCAGCCAACCATCTTCGCGCCAGAGGATGTCCAGGCCACGATCGTGGAGTTGCACCCGCTCGATCAGCAATTGCATGATCCGCTGCTGCTCCTTGGGGAACAACTGGTCCCACACCTTCCCGATGCGCTGCATGGCCACCACCACCTGCGCTTCCTCAAGTAGAGCACCTTTTGGGTGCTTCTGACAGGAGCGCCAAGTCGCCAACAACAACTGCGGCGCACGCAACGCCTGTTGGATCTGCTCCAGCACGGCGGCTTCAATATCAGCTGCTGGCAACGGGCCAATGTCCGTGACGCCGGGCGCCAAGGTGGCGCCCGCGTTGCGCCGTTTGTGCAGGTAGGGCACGTAGTAGCGGTACAGCCGTCCGTTTTTCTTGCGCGTGTAGCTGTGGATCATCAGTTGGCCATCGGGTGCATGGAGCAGACCAGCCAGCAGCGCGGGATGCTGCGTGACACCCTCGCGTGGTCCTTGCTTGCGACGTTCGACAAAGGCATGGACGAGATCCCAGGTGTCCTGGTCGATGATGGCTTCGTGCTGACCGGGGAAGCTGGTGTCTTTGTGCTGTATTTCGCCCAGGTAGATCCGGTTGCGCAGCAACTTGAAGATGTACTGCTGGTCGATGGGACGGCCCTCCCGGAACTGACCATTCTGTGTTTGCCAGGCCTTGGTGGTCCGACCTTCGAACGCGAGTTCACGCACCAGTTCGGCGGCCGATCCGTGCTCGGCGTAGCGGCGGAAGATGTAGCGCACCAGGTCGGCTTCCGGCTCGTTGACCAGCAACTTGCGCTCGACGACGTCATATCCGAGGGGTGGCGTGCCGCCCATCCACATGCCTTTGGCCTTGCTGGCAGCGATCTTGTCGCGGATGCGCTCGCCGGTGACCTCGCGCTCGAATTGCGCAAAGGACAGCAGGATGTTGAGCGTCAAGCGTCCCATCGAGGTGGTGGTGTTGAACTGCTGCGTGACAGAGACGAAACTCACGCCGTTGCGATCGAGCACGTCGACCAGCTTGGCGAAGTCGGTCAGGCTGCGCGTCAGGCGATCGATCTTGTAGACGACCACGATATCGATACGGCCGGCCTCGATGTCTGCCATCAAGCGCTTGAGTCCAGGGCGTTCCAGGTTGCCACCTGAGTAGCCGCCATCGTCGTATCCGTCTGGCACGGCCGTCCAGCCTTCATGGCGCTGGCTTGCCACAAAGGCCAGGCCGGCATCGCGTTGGGCTTCGAGGCTGTTGTAGTCCTGGTCGAGCCCCTCGTCCGTGGATTTGCGGGTGTAGATTGCGCAACGTTTGCGAGGGGCGAGCACTGGGGGTGCAGAGGCAATGCGATTCGGTCTCATGCGGCCTCCTTCTTCTTGGTCTTGAGCCCAAAAAACACGGGCCCTGACCATGGGCAGCCAGCAATGACCTTGGCTACCGCCGTGAGGCTGGTGAATCGTTGCCCGCGATACTCGAAATCACGCATGCCGCGCACCAGCACCTGGTGTTCGACATCGTCATACACACGGGTGAGGATGGTGCCGGGCAGTAAGCGATCAGCCTCGCGGCGCAGCCGGGCTGGCAGGAGGCCCGTTTCGCCAATCTCCTCGAGCTTGCGGCGCACTGAACCCTTTAGACCGCCGAATGCGCGTTCCTGAATTTTGTAGGCCAGCCGCGATTCGAGCCAAGTCCGGTGATGGTGATTCGGGCGCTCATCGAAATGTTGGTCCCACAAGGCCCAGAGGTTTTCCATGGGCAGGTGAGGCAGTTGGGCGACCCTGGCCGCCACGCTGGCGGCGTCGGGTGGTATTGCGTGTGTTGTCATGCGCGAACTCCTTCTTGTTGATAGGGGTTCGTATTCACGCGCTGGTGGCCAGTAAAGCCAAGGCCAACCGCGTCTTTTGCGAACGCAGTGGTCGAAAAGTCACAGGCTGATTCCTTGGCCCGCAGGCGCAGTAGCGCCACGGCGAGCAGGTCAGCGATTTCTTGATGCGGATGGCGCGGCCGATCGGCGTTCGCGTAGGAGGTTGGTTCGTCGTTGTGCATGGTCTGCGTTCCAGTAGAAAACGCTTCTCATGCTAGGGATGAAGGGCACTCCGCGTAACGTGTTTTAGCGGGTATCGGCGGCCTGATAGTAAGTTCGCTCGTCGGAGAACCCGGCCTTGAGCGTTGCGCCGATTGTTATTTGAGAGAGGTCAGTAGCTGCTGAATCGCCGATGCCTTCCAAACGATTCCAATATCAGATTCCTTGTTGATCCGACCGCTATAGATGCCAAGGAATCGAGCGACAGGGCCGTTGTATGCCGCCGAGGAGCCGCCCTCAAGAGCAACCATGCCGCCATTCCGATGTGCGATCACTGGCGAACCTGATTGCCCTGGGCGCGTTCTACAGTCGATCAGTTGAACCGGCAAATTGTCGAAGTCCACGGCAGGTTCGGACGCAAGGAATCCGGTCGCCCATACTCCAAACACACCACCAGCTGTAAGGCCGAATGGGAACCCGATCACGCTCACCGGATCAGCGGGCGTCAGCGCCAAGTTCACCCCTGGCTTGCTCGGGTCATACGGCAACAACTCCACGTCAACAAGCTGTGTCAATCGCAGCGCCACGAAGTCGGCCTTTGGGCCAAGTGTTGGATGTTCATCCCATCGCGGGGCATCCCCCGAGTAAAGTGGTTCAAGTCGAGGGACCCATTGACCGGGAATGCCGTTGCGGTTGTGCATGACAACAACCTCGTTCGGAGTTCCCATTGTCGCGGACAGTGGTTTGCCCGTATTCTGGTCACGGCCGGTGACGTTATGCCGGTTCGTAAGCAGCACCGGACCTACGGGTGACGGGCAAACGAACGCGGTTCCTGTTGACAGGACTTGCCCATTGAAACGCATCTCAATCAACAGTGACTGGGCTGAATGAACAGAGATTTGTGTCTGCATATTGTTAGTTTGGAGAATTGGGTTCTACCGCAATGGGTGTTGGCCTGCTGAAACAAACTGATCGAAGCTGTCCGAGACCTCCTCGTCCTGCCACGACTTATCCCATGATCTCGGTGCGGAACTCTCAAGCAGCAGTAGCGACAGAACACGGTCCCGCGCGCCGTAGCTGTGCTTGAACTCGGTCAATGTGATGTCGGAATGCTCGTCTGGACACCACACATCGGCGGGCATGTCGATGCCATTCCACTCCTGTGCAATGTCAGGATCGGCAGCCAGCGTTTCCTGCAACGGTTCTTGCGGGTCATCCGTGCGCCGAATGCACGCCCCTGTTTTCTTGGCACTGCTGCTGCGCCACTCATACTTGGCAAAGCCGTTGTCCCAGTAGACCAGGATTGCGCGCTGCGGCGTGAACTTCACGAATCGGATGCACAAGGACTCGAAGGAAACCTGAAAGCGTTCGGCGAGGTTGCTCAGCATGTGCAGGTCAATGCGCCGGTCGGAAATCGCGTCGCGCAGCAAGTCGCCGGGGATCAGCAAGTTGCTGGCGAAGTCGTCCGCTTCGCGCTCAATGGAACGCATGCGGTCAGCGCCGGAATAAACGCTTTCCTTGTCGCAGCTGAAACTGGGCCGCTGGCTGCGGTGCAACACGAAGTGGCCCAGCTCATGGGCAATCGTGAATCGCTGGCGCTGTGCCGGTGAATTGCCGTTGTAAAAGATGCCCCACTCGGCCTCGTCATGCGGGTTGCTCGCCAGCATGCCTTCGCAGCTGGCCAGGCCATGTGCCATGGGTGCCTTGATTTCACGAACGCCCTGGCCGTAGGGGGTGTCTGGGAGCATCTGGCGCACGAGGTCCAGATCGATAGTGTCGGGTGCAGCCCCTCGGTGCCATGCGCGCATCCACTTGTGGATGTTGTTGGCCGCGATGGGACCGGTCAGGGCTTGCACCGTGCTCAAGGCTCAGTCTCCGCTTTTGCCCTTGTCCGGAAACGCGATCTGGAGCAGTTGCCGGTAGCGGTCTTTCTCCTCATCGGTCATGCCG